ATGCGTCCGCGCCGACGGGAGCCATGTCAGGCGTGCTCGATGACGACGCCGCGCTTGTACAGCGCCGCATCGCCCGTGCCCGCATCCGACGGAACACCGAAGTCGCCGACCCACGACCAGGTCGAGGCGATGACCTGCTGCAGGCGGTCCTGCGCCGGGCGCACCAGCAGGGTGACGTCCACTGCGGGAGCCGCGGCGATGGTGCGGATCTCGGGCACGTCCTCGACGCCGGTTCCGGCGAGGAGGCTGTTGGTGCCCTCGAACGGGGCCGCCATCAGCGCGTTGGCGCCCAGGACGATCGGCCGGTGCACCAAAAGGGTGCCCGCCGAGCCGCCGTTGGCGATGGTCGGGGACTCGAGGTTGCGGACCCAGTCGATGCCCGCGAACCGGCCGATGGACAGGTCCCGGTAGATCGGGGAGTCCACACGGCCCTGAAGGGCCTGCTTGAAGTCCGAGTCGGCGAACAGCTGGGCCTCGGTGTCGGGGTCGATGTGGGCGACGTAGTAGCCGCCGACGGTCGGCACCGCCATCTTCCGCAGGCGCGCCACGGCGGCCCGGAAGTTCGCGAACGTCACGACGTTCGACGAGGACAGGTCGTAGGCGGAGTTGCCGGTCGCCCGGACGCTGGTGGGGGCGTTCGCTGCGACCACGTAGTCTCCGGCGACGTCGACGCGGGCGGTGCCCAGGGTCAGTGTCTTGGTGCCGAGGTTCACGCCGGTCACCGTGTTACCGGTGCCCGCGATGGTCACCGTGAGCGGGTTCGACGCCGACACGGCCGTCGGGACGCCGTTGACCATGACGGTCTCGAAGCCGTCCGTCGAGTTGACGATGATCGCCGTGTCCGAGGTTCCGGCCGTGGTGCACCAGGTCCGGCCGCCCGCGTAGGCCTTGAACAGCTTGTTGCGGGCGACCTGGTTGATGGTCTGCCCGGCGTTGATGCCGAGGTTCTCGATGTCCGCGAGGAACTTGCTCGCGAGGGCCATCGACGACCCGAGCATGTTGGTGTCCATCGAGTTCGCGTACTGGTCCATGGTGACGGACCACTGCTCGATGCTGTACGTGGCCGCCGCCGGGTCCGAGCCGGTCACCGGAGTGGTGACGGGGGCGAGCAGGCCCTTGCGGGTGAACGTCTTGGTGTCACCCAGGCCGCCCATCCACGGCTCCGCGTCCGCGATCTGGGGGAACAGGAAGTTGGGCACCAGCGCGTCACGGAACACGCGGTCGAGCATGCCGTTCTGCAGCATCGCCTGGATGCCGGCGGGCAGGGACGGCCGGACACCGGCGTGCCGGTCCAGTCGGAACCACGACCGCGGGGCGCGGATGAGCCGCGGGCGGGCCGCGGACATGGTGGGGGTCATTGTCACTCCTCAGTGATCTCTATGGACACGTAGTCCGGGTATTGCTGCGCGACCTGATCCAGGCCCAGCAGCGCGGTTTGGGTGATGGCCGACACGGCGGCGCAGACGCGACCCCCAGCAGCAGGCTCGTCGTGACCGGACACCTCAATCGAGGTGCGTCCGCCGCCCAACCGGGCCCGGACCGTGATCACACGCGCTGCCTGTAGCCGTACTTGGCGAGCTCCTGGGCGACCTCGTCCTTCGAGGCCTCGAGGTAGTTCACCGGCGCGGGAGCACCACGCGAGCCCTGACCGGGGTCCGGCTTGGGCTGCGGCTTCTTCTCGGGGGCGGGAGCAGCCGGCTCGGGCCTGGCCCAGTGCGGCTTGCGCTCCAGCAGATCCGACAGGGCCGTCCCGATGGCGTCCATGTCGATCTCGCCGTCCGCGTCGACGTACTGGCTGGGGTCACGCATCAGCACGTCCACCGCGTCAGTCGGGTCGGCGAACTCTCCGGCCGCGGCGCGGACCTCGGCCGCCACCGCGCGGGCGGTCGCCTTGGCCTCCCGCTGGGCAGCCCGTTCGGCCTTCGCCGCGAGCTTCTCCGACTCGGATTTGTCGCGGTCCTCAAACTCGGCGACCTTCTTCGCCAAGTCGGCGGCCTGCTTCTTCGCGGCCGCGGCTTCCTTCTTCGCCGCGGCGCGCTCGGCCTTCATACGGTCGAGGGCCTTCTTGCCGGCCTCGCCGAGGGCGTCCGCGTCGTCGGGCTCCGGCTCAGGCTCGGGGTCCGCCGGATCGTCTACCGGATCCGGTTCGGGCTCGGGGTCAGCGGGGTCGTCCGCCGGATCCGGAACGGGCTCCGGGTCAGGCTCGGGGTCGGCGTGTCGGGACAGGTTGAACCAGGCGATCCCGGTTGCCGGGACCTTCGCGTTCTCGATCTCGGTGGACATTGCGTCCGCCCCTTCAGTTGTGGACATGCGGAAGGGGCCCCATTGCGGGACCCCTGGTGTTGGTCGATGGTCAGCCCTGCCGGAAGCGGCTAGGACAGATAGCCGAAGCGCTTGAGCATCCCGATCAGCTCGTCGCGATCTTCGGAGAGTCGGAGGATCTCGCTGGGCGTGAGCCGCGGCGTCTTCAGGTGGAAGCGCGGCAGTCCATGTTCCACGTCGGCGCGGCCGCGAGCGAACCGTTGGCCCGTGCGCTGCTCCGCCTCGCGGCGCATCTGCTGGAAGAACTCCCCGCGGCGCGTCGTGCCCTCGAGCGTTGCCACGACCTTCTTGCCATAGGCGTCCAGCGTCACCGTGGACCGACCCGCGTTGACGACCTTGTAGATGTCGGCGCCGTTCCGGATCGCCTCAGCGCCGCCGATCGTGAACCGGCGATCCTGCTCCGCGCGGGACAAGCCGTTGAAGAACGACATCGGGTTTGTGCGGCGTCCCGGGCGGGCCTCCGTCGCGGGCGTGCCATAACACTGACAGCGCTTATGGCGTTGGAAGTCGGCGTTCCAGCGGTACCAGCGGCCCGCGAGGATCGCGCAGCGTGCACACGCCCCGGAGCGCACCGTCCGGACGTAGCCCGTCACCGAACGGTTCGCGACCATCGCCACACCGGCCGCGCCGCGGCCCGCGTCGGCCACCTCCGAGGCGGCCATGCGTAGTAGCTGGGCCTGCCCGGCGAGCATGGCTTCCTGGACCGTCAGGCCGCCGCCGATCAGCGTCTTCGTGCGGATCACTGGCAGGTACAGCAGTGAGTCCAGGGTCCGGCCGTCCGCGGCGACACCCGAAAGCGAGCGGGCGTCCACACGTGCCGCCTGCTCCAGGTAGTCGCTGCTCAAGCCGTCCATGCGGACCATCGCCTCGATGTACGGCTGGCCCGTGGACGCCGCCACCAACTGGCCGGCGGACACGGCCCGGACCATCGCCGCGCCCAGACCTTGCAGCCACGACGCGGACAGGTCTGCCGCGGCGAGCCGCTTCCACAGCCTCTCCATCGTGACCGTCGTCTGGATGACGGCCCGTTGTTGAGACCGGCCGTAGGCGGCGACGATGTCCGCGTGCGCCTGCGTTACAACGGCCACGTCAGCCTCCAGCAGCAGGCGCCACGTCAGGCTGTGGCTCCGGCTGGGCGGTGGACATCTGGTGCAGGTCCATGGCCGTCATCCGGGTCAGGGCCTCGTCTTGCATGCCCCGCATCCGGTCCCGCTGCACCGCGCTGTAGCCGAGGTCTTCCCATGCCTGCTCGGTCGGCAGGATCCCGGACGCGTGCAGCTTGACGACTGCGTCGGCCTTCTGTGCGTATGTCGGCGTCGCCGGGTCCCGCCACACGGTCTCGAGTTTCCCGGTACGCGGGTCGAGCTTGCCGTCCCGGACTAGCAGGACGAGCCGCATGACCCTTTCCCACGCCTCGCCGAACGCGCGCTGGCGACGCTCCGCCCGCTTCACCAGACGCGCCTCGCTCGCACGGATCGCATCAGCGCTCGGAGGCTGGTCGGTGGCCAGGCCCAGGAAGGCCGGCGGAAGGCCCGTCAGGGCAGCCACCAGCCGGGCAAGAACGTTGATCGTCTCGTGGAAGTTCGACAGCTGTGCCTCGGGGAACTGCCCATATTTCACCGTGTCGGACTCGTTCACCCACAGACGGCCCGCCAGCGACGACATCGCGCCGAGCGGCTGACCGTTCTCGTCGGCGAAGTCGTCGCGGGACATGCCCGTCGCCCACCGGCGCGGCATGGCGTGATACTCGGCAGACACCATCATGTCCGAGGCGATCTTGCAGGCGGCATCCGAGATCGGAATCACCGAACGAAGCTCAGACGTCCCATCCAGGTGCCGCAGTCGCGGCCGATTCGCCAGAGGGACGACAAGCACCTGGCCGAGGTTGTGCTCGTCCTGGTCGACCGCGGTCCAAGCGCCCTTCTGCTGCTCGAACGTGATCCGCTTGTCCGGCAGATACAGCGTCGCCCACTTCACCGGAGCAGCCCCCGCGGACGGCTCATCCCACCGCTTGACCGCCGCCATCACCTGACGGGTGCGAGGATCCCGCTCCGCGAACACTTCCAGCGCGGACTCGGCGGTGACGATCGGCGTTGACTCGTCGTCCTCGTTCGCACCGATGATCACATAGGACCGCTTCAGGGCCAGCGCATCGACGTGGGCCTGCTGCGAGCCCTCGTCCATATCGGAGGCCTGCCACACGTCCCACAGATCATCCGCCGTGGTCTCACTGTCCGCGTACCGGAAGCCTTCGACGTCCAGCCGCTCGTCGAGCGCATCCACGACGAGCTGCGGCCAGTTGATGACCAGCTGCCGCATCCGGTCCGACAGTTCCGACTGGATCTCCGGCGCCAGATACGACAAAGGCTGCGTGCCCTCGTAGTAGCTGTCCATCAACCGCAACTGCGGCAAGTCGTCGTCGTGCGCCGCAATCAGCCGCTTCAGCCAGGCATCCGGCTCGAGGTCGAGGGCCACAGGTCACCCCCGTCATCGTCAGCGCATCACAGTCGTCTTCCGGGAAACCTTCGGCCGGGCCAGGCCCGCGGCGATCGCATCGCCAGCGGCCTCGTGGGCGAGGACGGACACCACCGCCATGTCGATCTTTTGATGCGGTGCGGCCTTGCGGAGCACGTACCGGCCAGCGGTCCGGGCCGCCTTCCTGGCATGCCCCACGTGCGCCGACGTGTCCTCGCACCCGTCATGCGCAAAGGTGCCGTCGGCCTTCGTCACATCGGTCAGCAGCCGCTCACAGGCGGCGTACATCTGCACGACGCGCTGCGTGTACCAGCGCACCACCCGCTTCTCTCCGTGCCGGTCCGCCCAGCCGTCGATCTCCGTCTCCCAGTACGGCGGATCGCAATACATGC